CTTTTTCATAATAAGTCATTGGTGTACCTTTGTAAACATCATATTCTCTATCAGATAACAAAATTATTTCAACACCCCCTTTTTCATATTTTCCATCAACACCCCCTAAAAAACCAAAAAAATCAATTAAAACCTTCTCTATTTCTTTATCCTTTTTATTTACGTTTTTCAACGCTTTAGCCGTACTCTCTACATCTTTAAGTGACTCATTTACTTCTTCTTTTGTTGTATGGGGTGCTTGGAGGGATTGTTCTACTGCTTCTATTCGCCCACCATTTTCTTTTTTGCTCAAACCAGCTTCGCTCAATGCTATGGCAACTGCTTGTTTTCTATCTTTTACAATTTTGTCGCTTTTGCCTATGTGTAACTTACCTTTTTTAAATTCACGCATAACTTTAGCAACTTTCTTTCTTTTCTTTTTAATAGAGCCAACTTTATTTTTAACAGAGCCGCCTTTTTTAAAATAATCTATGTCAAAATAATCATTAATATCTTTTGGATATGGACTATATCTATCATCTATTCTAACATCGGGTTTTTCTATTGTTCCATCTGAAATTGCTTCGTAAAAAACATCTTCTAAATCATTTGTTTCAAGGTCTTTAAGATATTTAGATATGTCGCTTAAACTCAATATATCTGACAAGTCTATTTCTATTGAAACACCCTCATCATTTAGATATTTAACCTCGCCCAATTCTTCTAATGCGCTTTCTATTTGCTTGTAATAGTAAGAAACATACGCATCTTGCTCTGCGCTATTCAAAGCACTTGCTATTGAACGTATAATGTCATCAAATTCATCTTTTTCAAAATCTTCATCTTGTCCAGAAATATAATGTTCAATGCCATTTTCCTCAACAACTTCTTTTGACAAACTTGTTATTTCTACTATTTTATCAATAACAGCGTTTGTGTTGTTTTCGTTTAGTTCATTCACATAATCTTCTGCATTTTTATAATAGTACCCCCAAGAATCGCTACCATCAAAGTATTGGTAAGTGTCGCCTGTAAGCACGTTTTGTATAAAATCATTAGATATATCTCTACCCAAATCTAATAAATCCTCAACATCTTTTGCAGACTTTTTTATTGTTATTGTTGTGCTTGGTCTTTCATCAATTATATCTGCTTCATAAAGAATAATTCTACCACCAAAATCATCAAATATACTTGGCTTTATTTCGTAAAGTTCTTTTATTTCTTCTTTACTCATATCTTCAAAATCATAGTCCTCTTTAGAATCGTATTCAGAGCCAAATCCATTGAAAGCGTAAGTGTATTCATCAACTTCGCCTGTTCTTTCATTTGCAATTGGCAAAGTCAATTCATCACTCGCTAAATACTTTATTAAATCAAATATATATTCGTGATATTTTTGAGCAGGTTTTTGATTTTTCTTTCCTTTAGCTTGATAAAACAAACCATCTTCTACTCCATAGGCTATTGTAACGTGGCTATCACTAATTGTATGCCCTTTTCCATAAGGTTTTATTGAACGTAGTGATATTAATTCATTTCCACTTCCTGTTCTTCCACAATGCCCCATTCTTCCACTCTCTACATCGCAAAAGTTTTTAGGAATCAATACCCAATAGTATTTAACACCATCAACTTCATCGTACTCTTTTATAATAGTATGTTCCTCTGGCTCAACAAAGTCAACATCGCCACCAAGAACCTTTAATTCTTCGTGAAAAATTCTTGCTTTATCAACTGCTTCTCTAAATGATAACTCTCTTAAATTTTGCTTTTCTGTTAATGGGTGCTTTAGCCAATCAAGAATGATTCTTATTTCGCTTTGATATGTGTTTCTTACACTTGAATAGTTTGTTCTTCTCGGTTGTACGTTTATATCTTCCAACGCCTCTTTTTTCAATTCGGGCTCTTTGGGAGTTTCAATATTTCTACTATCGTTATACTTTTTAATTTGAGCCATTGTTTCTTTCAAAATACTATCTGCTAACCAAATTGCAAACTTTGGACTTTGCTGAATAATATATCTTGCATTGACTTCGTTAAAACCTATCTTTTTTGTGATTATATCAAAGGTCTTGTCAACGCCACCGCCCTCGCCAAACTCATTGTCGTAGTAGTGTGAAACATCGTGAGCAATATAATCATTGCTTTCATCAAATATTGAGTATATGTATTTTTTATTTTCCATTTTTTTATTGAACAAAAAGTGCAACAGATAACAATAATTCTTCGTACATAATTCTATCTTTCTTACTCGTTTTCTTGTCTGCAAGACCTATTTCGCAAATCTCTTTTAAGGTCATCCATTCTTGTAAAATATCATCAACATCTTCAACTGTCGCAAGTGACTTCTCTGGTACTTGTTCCCCATAAAAGAATTTAGGCATTTCAAGTCCACTATTTACAATCTTTTCTTTTATCGAAGCCATTTCTTGCATCTTTTCATCTGAAACTTTGTAGTCGGAAAAGTTGCTTCCAATGTAAAGATTTAAGTATGTTTTAATATCCTCTTTTAAAACAGCATCATCAACGTAGTATAACTCAATGTATCTTTTTAAAATAGCCCACTCTACTATTGATATATTACGCAATTCTACCTTGAGCATAATCTTGAAAGCAACAAGTATTAAAGAGTCTTTTGAAAATGTTACCTTGTCCTCTATATTGCTTAATTTAGCAAGATTGCTTATTTTCAACATTTGAGCCATCCATTCCTCGCCATACATAGCAGTTGGAACTACATTTTGTACTTTCTCTACAAAGTCGGTGAACTTGTAATCACCATAGTTTAAATCAATCATTTTTATAGTAGTTGTATTAATTGTTCAATCATTTCGTATATTTCTCCCTCTGCATCTGTTGGCAAGTTTTCTGTCGTTGTTACCTTTTCCTCTAAAATATCATTTAGCTGAAATTGACCTTCGTACTTTTGATAGTATTTGCTTTTAACACCGTAAACTGGTTTAGCGTTTAAGCCACTCAAATAATCAACAACAATTAAATAATTCTCAAAAGACATAGAAATAGTATCAAACTCTTTTTCTAAATCGGATTTGTTTGCCAAAACAGAATCAATTATTTCTTTATTTACTGGTATTACGTTTTTGTAGTAAGCACCTCTAAAATTAATAAATCTTGGAAATTTTTTTCCACAAGTAATAATATTTTTATCTGATTTATATTTAGAGTACCTGTTATTAAATCCATATTCAACATCATAATAACTCAATCCAGCATTAATAGAAGCCTCAAAAAAAGCATCGGTTACTGTGTGATTGTCTGCTATAATTTTTATGCTTAAATTTGAAACAAATGTTTCCTCATCCATTTCCGAAACATCATTCATATAGCTACCATTACGAACCATATCTACAATTCTTCTTGAGTAGTCCAACAAATAATTGTTAGGAATCACAACAATAAACAAAAACACTCCTTTTTTTGCAATTTGGAACATATATTTATCGTGTATTTTTTCTGGCAACAAAAGAGGTTCAGATTTTCTATGTGCATCGTATGTATTTCCTATATATTCATCGTATAGAAATCCTTGAATGAACAATAAAAAGTTTTGAGTGTTACCATCAAACAAAACCGTACTCCCAACAGAATCTTCCATATAAGATGCTTCAAGCATTTGATAAGTTGACAACGTAACACCTTCTTTTTTATTATCTTTTATTTCTATTCCCAATCTCTCTTTTTTGTCAATTGTGGTAAATTTAGTTATGGTAGATGGCAAACTAATATCCATTACGCCTTTATACCCTCTCAATATGTTGCCAACAATCATCCACTTGCTTACTCTCTTTGTTTGCGCTGTTTTCTTAACAACATTATTATCCCACCATTTTAAATATGTTTCATTTTGAAAACTTAATTTGTGAGTTGGTTTTCTATTTGCTTCTTTTTCTTTCTTATTAAAGTTGTCAAATATTTCGGTAAACTTAATATTTTTAGTAGAGCGATTCAATGAAATTATATCAATAGAATATTCGCTCGGCACAAAATTCGTTTGAATATTCACGTTTGTAATAACACAATTTGTGCTTGTTTTTAAATCATATTCAAAGTATGAAATATACTCATCATTATCTCCAATCATAGCAGGTGTTTCTTCGTATTGTGAATAAATAAAAACACCCCCTATTGATTGTATCATTTTTATAACAATATTTTTAAGTGCTTTTATTTCATTTATTTTCTGTGTGCGACTTTCAATTTTTTCTCTTGTTTCATATATGATTTTCTTTGTTTTTTCAATTTGCCTTTCACTATATTTTATTTCACCTTCTATTTCTTTTTGCTTGATTTGAATTTGATTTTCTATTTTTTCTTGAGTTATATTGTCATCTACCAGTCCTATCTTTTCTTTCATTTCGTTTAGCTTTTGCTCAAGAATTTTTATTTCATTGCTTATTGCAAGAAAAGGCTCTCTCAACTCATTCATCTTCAAACCATCTAATTTTTCTTGTGCTTCTTGCATTTGAATTTTTATTGGCTCAAAAATTTTCTTTTTTTCTTCAATATCTTGAATTAACTTTATGGAATCTAAATTAAAATTAGATAAATAGTCTAAATCTTTTTCCGCTTTGGATTTTATGGCATCAAATTCCTTTTGCAAAGTTGACAAATAGACAAAATCTTCCTCAATACTGGCTTTGTATCTACTAATATCTTCTTCTTCGCCATCAATTTTATTTTTTGAAAACTCTATTGCCTTTGAGATTAATTTATTTTTGTAGTCATCTAAATCTTCAAATGCTATGTACTCGTTTCCAGCATACTTTCCACTACCACCATTCTTTGTTGAATACTTCAATATTCTTTCATCAATCTCATCTTTAATACTCGCCTCTGTGGATTTGGAAATTCTTTCATCAACTTCAATTTTTGATATTGTTGAGTGGCGACCAAATGAGGTTTTTGACATTTCATTTCCTATGTAAAAAGGTTTTGAAAATAAAAAAGATGCGTTATAATCTTTTAAAGCCATCTTCCCAACGTAATTTCCATTAGCCTCCTCCTCTGCTTTGTGTTTTTTTAGTTCTTTTGCAAATGTGTCATAAAATCTTTTTTGAAAATCAAATGGTGAAAAATACAAAATTTTAGTGTATTCTTTAATCACTCCTTTGTTTATCTCTGGTGCTTGTATTCTTATTCTTAAATCTCTAACTGTGTTTTTAAATGGAATTACTGCTATATCACCAAAGAAATCATCTGCACTAAATAAATCATTTGCTTGTTCTTGGTTTGATGAAACATTTGCACTTAAAGACCTCAATTTCTTTTCCATCATAGCTGTCAAACGTGATTCGCTTGGTATAGAAGATACAATGTAAGTGTACTCCGCAGTATAAACTTGACCAGTTCTACTTATGCGCCCTAATTTTTGAACCTCTGCGTTGATGTCTAATTCCATTTGAAGCACAAGCATACATCTTTTCTTTATTTCTTGTTTGTTTTCAAGTTTCAATGGAAATCCAACCTCTAATTCTTGCTTGTTTCCATCTTCATCTATTTCCTCAACCATAGTTGTTGGATAGTATATTTGCGCTTGTCCAACAGGTCTTGGGTGCATTGATATACCAGTAGCACCACTTTTATTTATTATCAAGTGGTCTATCACGTTTGAATTAAAAGATTTTACAATTTCAGTTGTTGGCTTGATGTTTCTTTTGCTTATTTTTCCAATAGAGTAATCTATTTCATTTGTTTTTTCTCCTGTTTCCTCATCAATTTTATAGTAAACAAAATCAAGAACTAAACTTCTACCTGTTATCTCATCTATACTATGAACATAACCATCTGCATCTTTGTAGCCTTGAACAAAACTTTTTATAACATCTATTGGTGCTATTGGTATATATGTTTTTAATTTCAATATTTTATCTAATAGCGAATCGTACTCTTCGCCTAACTCTTCTAAAATATACCCTGCTGCTTTGTGATTGCTGTCAAAAACGCAATGAGTTTCATTTTCAGAAACGGTTGTTCCATCATCGGCTGTAACCATTTTTTCTTCCTTGAATCTCATAGTGCTAAACAAAAGATGTGCAAGATATAGCTTGAAATCATTTTCTATTGGTTCGCCAATTTTGTATTTGTCATTCGGGCTGTCTGTTTTAAATGTTTTAGACATATTCTTCAATGCGCTCTCAAGTGTATTCGCAACCGTAATGACAAGTTTTCTTCCATTTGTCATTTTATTTATAATTTCATACTTCAACTGGTCTAATTTTATTCCAATTATGAAAAAATTAAATAGCTGAAATGTCATTGCTCTTATTGACCTCGCATTTGATATTGATATATCATCCTCTTCTCTTCTATAATCTCTTACGACTTCCCTTACTTTTAATCCAAAATTGGTTATATCCTCAAAAATAGAAGCAACTCTATCAAGCCTAATTCTCTGTTGAGTTCCAAAAGCCTGCCCATCGTACATTACCGAATCATCGTAAACGTAGAAATAATTTGTTTTTCCTTGAATTAACTTTTCTCTTCTTAATATCTGTCCATTTCTTGTCAACTCTGCCGATACAGCCTCTTGCAACGCAACACTTCCTTTGTCAAAAACCTCTATCATATCACTCGTTGACAAACCACTTTCCTTTAAAGATGTTCCCTTTGCGTACAATGGCATATTGTCTGGTCTTTTCGCATAAGTAGCAGACAAAAAAGTTGTCATTCTTGCACGGGCAATTAGTTCTGACAAAAACATAAAAGTTTGTGAGCCACCAGCGGCATTGTGAGATTCATCGCATATTAATACAGATGGTCTAACGCTTCCGTCTTTTTTTATTCCAGCAGCAACCCTCTTATAAAATGTAAACTTTGGAGATTCTTTTTTTTGCCCAAGATAATTTTCTGTAATTTCATCTATTTGAGAATATGGTATAGTTACCAAGTTAAATTTTTCTGGCAAGAATATTTGATTTATTGGCGGTGTTTCAAAATCGTAAACAAGATTTTTGCCATCTTGCTTATATCCATAAGCTAATTTTAATTCCTCTGATTTTAATCTTTTATGTATTACATTTACAACATTAGGATTGTCTGTTTCTGTAACTATGTCAATTGAGGATGGGTTGAATGGAACTAAAACTTTTTTGCCTTGAGCCTCCGCTTGTTTTATCAACTCGTTTCTTTCTAATTCGCTTACAACTTCATCTATCTCATCTACATACCCCTCTTCTATTAACTTTTGTCTATACTCTACTATTAAATCTTCATACAAATCCTCGTATTTTTCAAACTCTTCATCATCTTTAAATATTTCAACTTGCTGTCCTTTTTCTATTTTTTTTCTTCTTGGAAATGCCTTAAATTTTTCTTTTGTAAACCAACTTTTAGGTTTGTTTTTTTCATCGTTCTCATTTTCTTCCGGCAATTTATACTCAACTCTAAAATCATCGTTTTCTCTATAATCTTCCTTTATCATTTTTATAATAAAAGCATCAGAATACTCCTCAAGTTTTTTTGGCACATACGTTCTTCTTAAAAGAGGTATGTTTGCCTCAAATCCTATATCAATCAAATCCCTATAAATATCAACAATTAAATGCTTTTTTTCTGTAATAAAAATAGGAGTGCTTTGCAACTCTAAAATCGTGTACCTAATCAATCCAGCAGCGGTTCTTCCTTTGCCAACACCTGTTTGGTCGGCTATAATAATTGAATTTCCATTGATTTCGTGGTTGTAAATTGCTGTTGCTATGGCATCAATTTGTTCAATTGAAAACCTACCTCTTGGCTTTCCTTTGTCATCCAATCTATCAAAAGAAAAGAACAAATCATCAACGCTTTTATAGTGTAACTTTGTTGCAACGTATTGAACAACTGTCATATTGTATTCTGTCGCAATGAAAGTCCTTAAAAATTGGTTGAATAGCTTTAATTCATTATACATACTTACAGGAACAAGCGTGTTTAATGAAAAACCACTCTGCGATGCAGGTGGATAACTTGTTTGCTTTCCTTCTAAAATGTTTCCACCATCTTCATATTTTTCTGGCATAATAAGGTATGTGTTTATTTTTTTTATTGCATCTTGAACAGATGCAATAACAGAACGCCTCATTTTTTTGGGTGTGCTACCAGCAAACATTTCTAATCTTCCATTGTTTGAAAGATGAAATTTGGCATATCTTGAATTTTGCAATATTCCACCCGCCCAATTCTCTTTTGAATCCAAACTAATCGTAATCATTATTGATATGTTTGAAACACCACCAAAAGTTGAATAAGTTGAATCAACGTATGGCGCAGCCAAACTTTTATTTATTAGTTGAACTTGCTCTAAAACATCATCTATCGTAAATAATTTTGTGTTGTTTTCCATTTTTTTTAAATTGTATTTGTTACTACCAATATTTTTTTTTGACACTTGCTACATCTTGCAGCGAAAAACTTGCTATTTCCATATCCTTTGTTGCCGCAATCACTACAAATGTACCTAAATTTTTTAAAATAATTGTTTTCTACTATCGGCTTGTAATATTGAGTGCATACAACCCCTTTCTCAACTATTGCGGCACACACCAATCGCCAAATTTCACCGTGACCTTTTGACGGTATGTGGTCTGAATCAATTTTGTCCAACGTGAGAATTGTTGATGGGGATTCTGGATAATAAAAAATCTCTCTAACTATTGCGTGTGCTATTTCGTGGTATATCGTTGACTTCATATTGTCTTTCCAATTGTCATCGCCTTTTACAACATCAATAGACACAAATAAATTTTTGCCTTCCTTTGACTTGTAAACACTTGATGGTGCTGCGCTACAAAGACCTGCCCACTCCCTTGATTTTCCAAATTGAAATCTCCACCCTCTTTTGTAAAGGTTCATAGAATCAACTTTTTCTAAAATCTTTTTTAGCTTTTTTATTTTTTTAATAGGCTCTATGAAATCTTTTCCTGTTAGTCGTATTCCAAGTTCTATTGTTTCTTTGACTATTGGCTCTTCCTTTTTTTCTGGTTGAGATACCTTATTTACAAAATCATCAAATGACATTTTAGTAGTTTTTAGTGTTATTTTTCTGGGTTATGCCCCCATATTAGCAATGCAGTATGCTTTCTTGTTTTAACACCATCGTTGTCGTATAAATCGCCTTTAACTCCTTTCATTCTTTTTATAAAGCTAATCTGTCGCCTTGCCCATTGCCACATTGAATTATTCCAATCTTTCTTGTCTGTTTTCTTCATTAAGAATATCCAACGTGCGCTCTCTCTACCACTTTTAATTCCTTGCTTTTGGGCTTCATCTGATGACAAACCTGCTTCCTTTCCCTCTTTGCTATTATAGAATTTTTTTAATTCCTCATAAGACATATTTACCAACTCACTCCATTCATCATAAATCTTATTCTTTTCACTTCCAGTCAATATTGTTGCGCCATACTTGTAAGCATCAACAATCGCTGAATCAATTTCTCCACCACTTGCAAAATGCGGTTCGTGAATAGGAACTCCACCTCCAACGCTTTGATTTATTTCAGATAGTTTTTTCCAATGCTTTTTAGCTGCGTGTTTATTTATAATGATTTCTCCACCCTCTAACTCAACGGGTCTGTTATCATCTTTAATAACTGCTTTTATTCCACCTTTTGAATGAGGTTTGCCAAGCAAGACACCGCCCTTTTTTCCATCGCTTGTTTTTTTCATACTGCAAAAATTTGTCAAATATAAAAAAACTATTTTAAATTATTGCGAAATATTTTTTATTAGAATATATCCTTCGTAATCGTACCTTTTTTCTGCGGTTATTTGGTACACATCACTATCTTGTTTTTTCAAGGCATCCATTACTGCTTTTACCAAATTGTCTAAATCTGGCTTTGATTTATGTGGTTGAAATTGGTGCGCTTTCCTTTTCTTTTCAGACCAACTTTTTGGCATTGGAAGATAGAACACTACGTTTAGTGTATCTCCAAGCACATAATTGTTTTCGTTACACGCACTTGTAACACTATTTTTGTACTCAAAATATCTTCTTACAACATCACGTTGTCGCTTTAAAATATTTGGGTGGTTCGGGTCGGTTTTCCAAGTGTCAGATTTTGACATTCTAACTGCGCCCATTGGTATTGTATTAATTCGCAAATCCATATTTTAACTTTTTTGAGTGAACTTTTATTAGCATTTCTTTATGTTGCTTTTTGTCGCCATATTCAATATGACATTTTCTACACAAAGCCATAATATTGTCTATCGAATCCTTGCTTGTTCCACCCATTCCTCTCGCTTCTATATGGTGTATATCAACTGCCCTTGCGCCACAAACTTCACAAGCAATAAAGTCCTCTATATCGTAACCAAAATGGTCAAGATATAACTTTGTATATGGCTTCAATATTATTTTTCTTTTGGAAAGCTATACTTGATGGTAAGTCCATTTGTTTCTGCTTTTCCACCTCTGGCTTTTATCTTTTTAAGATGAGCGTTAAAAACCTTTTTGTCTGTGTGTGTTTTTGTGTACGTTTTCATATTGTTTTTTTTATGCAAATATAAATAATTTATCAAATCCAATTTTTCTTTTTTGCTTTTTTGTCTGCCGATTTTTGATTTAATGCAAATAGACTATTTTCGCCATAAAAAAACTCTTTAAGACCTTGCGCTTTGCATCTTTCAATTTCTGCTTTATTTATTCGCTCTTTGCGTTCTTCATCGCTCTCTGCGTGTTCTTTAATGTTTGGTGTTGTTCCAGATTTTCCACCATAAGCCATAGCCGTAAACATTGCAGCTAAACCTAAAATTGATTTAATTTTGCTCATATTATTTTATAGATTAAAACATTCTTTTAAATGTATTTTTTGATACCATTGCAAACTTGAAACATCTACTTCTATTTGTTCTTTTTTTATTATTGATTTGGCTTTTAATATGGTTAGCTTTTTTTTATTTACAATCCAGTAATTATTTTTAAATGGAATTAAAAAAGGAACTTGTGTAATATCGAACAACATTTTGTTTTTAAACGCCAATTTTCTATCGTTAAAAATCATAAAGTTGGTATAAATTATGCTATTTTCCATATTGATAATCAATTATTTAAAAAGACAGTTTCGCATATACGATAGTTAGTGTCAATATCCTAAAGCATAGACTACCGCACCAAATACCATAATAATAAGCATTAAAAATATCCCAATGCCATAAACAATATCTGTAATGCTACTGCCACTAACAGCACCTAAACAAGATGGCTGGCTTTCTGCTTCTAATAAACTTTTGTCTGTATTCATAATTTTGTTCTTTTAATTAAGTTTCGAGGTATTAATCAGCCACCTCGTTTAGCTGCAAAACGTTAGTGGCAAGTGCTACCTATCGTTCATCAAATGAGCCTACCGTCCAATAAGGCTGTTCGGGCAAATCAAAAACTGCTTTCTCAACTGCATCGTGTTTTTCTGATTCACTCATTTCATTCCATTCTTGTTCGGTAACACCTAAATCATCTAAATCAAATGTGTGGTGTCCATTACTTTCTGATACTTCTAATTTTACTGATATTTTCATTTTCGTTTAATTTACCGCACCATCCACTAATAGTGGTTTTGTGCTATTATTTGGCTATAAAATTTATCTTTAAAGGCGAGTGTCTGTAAGCCAAAATAACAGAAACAAAGCCACAAAACATTATCGGCAGCCCTACGACACCGACAACTCGACACCAGTAAGTGAATAATAAAGGTTTTGTAATTCGTGAACATATTTAATATGCTTGTAATGAGAGTATAATTCAAACCATATTTCGCCATTTGATTGTATTTCTAAATTAAATAACCCTTGTACCCAATGATACCAAATACTACCATCTTCATCAATATCTGGTTGTTTAAGTTCTTGTGGCATACCTTCGGTTATATTTTTTTTTATAAGACCTAATTTTTCTAACCATATTTCTGTCAATGGAATAGGTTTGTAATCTTCAATACTTTCACCTAATGAAATTGGTATTGTTTGTGGTTTTTCATTTCTGATACCAACTACCGTATGTATTGTGTCTTTTTTTTCAAGAATATTCCAATAAATTAAATTCCCTAATCTTAAATCATTTGCTCTCATTTTATGTTTGTTTTTAAGTTAATAATCCGTTGAAAGGGCAGCCGACAATAACAAATAAGCAAAACTCCACTTCGCCTATTTGCAAAGCGTTACAGACAATACTATTGACCATTTCCATCAGACAGCAATTTGTTTTGTTCGTGTAACGCATTTAGACCAAGAACATTTATTTTGTGTTGAATAGCATTTTCAACTTCTGTTTTTGCTTCAAACACAACTTCATCCATAGTTTCTTGAAAGCATTTAGCAAAGAATGGTATGTTTCTTTCAACTTCACCAGTTAGCCATTCAAGGTGCATTTGTAATTGGTGCATATCTTCTTTAGATAAAGTTTTTTTCTTCACCAGTTCCTTTGCTTTGTTTTGGCGTTCTCTTATTGTATCGCCAAACATTTTCATCCTATCCTCAAACTTTCTGTGTACAAATTCTTTTCTGCTTTCTTGCATAGGTAATTCCGCAATCTTTTTGCCTTCAATCATTTCAATAGTACAAGGTACTCCAGAGCCGCAATTCATAGAGGTAAGCATTTCAGCAAATTGCCCACTTGACATTCTAATTCGCAGTATTTGCCCTCTGTTATAGTATCTATCTTGTGTAAGTCCTCTGTGTATTTCAGAATGATGAACTTCCATAGATATGTAATGGTCTTGTGGCAATTCGCTTCCATAAAAGTGAGTGCCATTTGCATTGCTTCGGTTAAATTGTATTTGACCAAAACTTTCGTGAGATAAACTTTCGTGTTCCATTGTTACTTTATTTTAAATTGATAATTTAGTGTTCTAAATTCTTGCATTTGATTATCTACAAACCATTATAACTCAATCTTTCTTCCACCAATCTTCATCTGGTTTGCCACATATATTGCAACAATTAATTGATACCGTACCTGTCTTAATTTCATTGTCGCAAACGCATTGTATAACATTTGAATTTGGAAATGATTTTTGAATAACTAAATCTAAATCATTACGCATTTCATCTTTGCATTGCTCATTGTATTGCTTTTCTGGATTTGCTAACCACTTTCGTATAAATGCCTCTCTTGTCATTTTGAATTATTTATATTTTTTGTGTTTTAATACCAATATTTTGTAAGCAAGGTGGCATATAACCACCTTGCATTTAATTTATTCGACATCGGTTATTTCTTTGTAGTCATTTTGGTAGTGGTAGCCACTTACCTTTTTTTCGTACTCTTTTGAGTAAGGTTCTGCCGAATAGTCAAGCCAACTTTCACGTTCTTCGTTGTAAACTTCTATTGCTTCTTCTTCGTTTTCCAATCCATCTTCTTCCATTATATCGCCAATGTCACGCAAACCGTGTGAACCTGCATATTGCTCGTATTCTTCACAGGCATATTCATAAGCTACTTGAGAAGCATCATCTTCGTTTTGGGCTTCTACTACCATAAAGTTTCGCTGACCACCAAAGCCACCGCTTAATCCATAGCCAATAATGTAAAGTCCTTCAAATTTGTTTTCGTTGCTCATTTTTTTTGTTTTTTATAGGGTTATTAAAAGTGTTATTAAAATGGTAAATCATCAACATTTTCTGGTCTGCAATCTTTTTCCAAAAACTCAAAAATCTCATACGATTTTATTGTGCATAAAACGTATGCTTTCAATTTGTGTATTTTAGATAGCCTTTTAGCTTCATTTTCAGCACTTTTTAAAGTTTCGTGCTTGTATGCTGGTGCTTGTTGGTTTTCAAGATAAACCATAAAAAAATATTTGCTCATAGTGTTAGTCAATTTCGCTGTTTATTCCTTTTTGCTTTTTGCTTGTTTTAATCGTTTTTAAGCGACTTCTAACTGCCTTGACATACATAGATGCCAAAGCAGTATTTTTTTGCATAGAAATCGCACTATTTAAAGTTGATGGTGCTTTCATAATATTAGAGTTACAACGTGATTTATTGCCTTCGATAAGTATATTACTGCAAATTTTGTTTCTATTTTAATCGAATCGCCAGAATCAGAAATGGTTGCACTTGAAAGTTTAATGGAAATCTTGTGTGGTGTTTCAAGCATAAGCATATTGCCATTGTCAAAAACTTTTGGCATATATTGACTTGGTATCAATTTTAAGCCACTTTCTTGCGATGTTCTTTGCTCTCGTTCCATTTTTCTTGCTTGTTCAACCAACTCTGGCTTTATAAAAGTAGAGTTTAAGCAATCTGCATTTACTTGCTCAACCAACCATTCAACAGGTGTCTTTTTATTTGAAATAGTGTTGTTGCTCATTTGTTAAACCCCCTTTTCGTTTTCAAAAAGATTTGACTTTTCATTCATCTTTTTTTGCTTTTCAGAAACGCTAATATTTATTGGCTCAATTTCTGCATCTTGCAAAACATTTTTAGTTGATGAAATAACCTCTGCGCTTTGATTGTCAACATACTCAACATCCATTGTATCTGGATTTTTAATAACGCTTTGGTCAACGGTCATTGCAGTTTGCATTTCAACACTCAATATGCCATATTTTGATAGCAATAATTTGATAACGGTTTTCAAAGCCATACTATCAAAATCTTGTTGCCATCTACCATACTTTTGAGAATACGATTTTGAGTATTTTCCACCGTGAATTTCAACTTGCTCTTTGCTCATATAAAGCATTTTTTCAAAGCCATTTAGCAATTTAAAATAAGCAACGTAGCCAATTATGTTATTGCTTCTCTTTTTCTTCGTATCAATCTCTACATCACCAGTAATTCTATCGTGATTTACTAACTCACCATCGTATATTTCACTCGCATTGATGTTCTTGTATTGACCTGTACGCAAAGCCAATTGAATAAACCCTTTATAACCCATTTGAAATTGAGCAACAGATACACCACCATTTTTGTAAGGTACAATGTGAGCAAAGCCAAGATTAGATTGTATTGGCAAGTTTAATGTTGCGGCAATTACTGCGCTTGAAATAACACTATCTGGCTCACATTCAGACAATGATGAATTGCTCTTTGTTGCAGAAATAATACTACTTACAAACGCATTTGCGTTCTTGCCCAATATCTCTACAAACCTTGCCTTTACTGATTCTTGTGAGAGAATTGAATTGATTGTTTTTTTTGTTGTTGTTGCTACTTGTGTTTCCATAATTTATTTATTTTTATTGGTTAGTTTATAAATTCCAAGTTTTGTATGACTTTCGCTTACTTTAATTAAATCCTTTTTATTTACTATAAATAGCTTTGTTGATTTGTCGCAAGGTCTTTTTAACGCTTCCCAAACATTCGTATCAAACCATTCTGAATTTCCTGTATTAAAAACCAATATCTCATCTTTTTTTGGAAATGAACTTATGGCAAGTTTACGTTCAATGAATTTATAGTAATCTTTTACCATTTTAATTAAAACATTTGTATCTTCTGGCTTTGATAAGTGCCTACAAACTTCGCCATTCTGCTGAATTAAAGTAATTGATAGATTGTTTTTTTTAATTCTTGGTAAATTTGTTTTTATTTCACGAAAAATCGCCAAAATAAAGTACATTTCCAATGTTTCAGTATTTTCTTTTTTATCTTCAAAAATCAAAATGAATTTCATAATTTGTCTTTTTTTATTGGTTGATTTTATTTAAAAAACAAGTGTACGTTTTCTCATTGGTAGGAAAGTGTTAAAACCACCCAAGTCATAGAAATTACAACCCCCAAATACGCTGGCACACTTCTTCTTCGCTTTTGTTGTATTTAGGCATTGATACACCTGCTAATTAAAGTCTATTATTTCGTACCCCAATTTTTTCATTGCCAATGCTATTACTTTAAAAAAAGTTTCATCACTACAACATTGATGCGCTATTAAATGAGCCAATGAATCTTGCTCTCCAATCATAGCAAAAAAAACATCGTGTTCTTCATTGTTTTGTTTGTGGGTTAAACAAATAAGTTCTTCTGCATTGTGAATTTTGTCGCCCAGAAGAACCAAATCTTCTAAACTAACGACCTCGCTAATTATTTTTGCTTCGCTCATTTTTTTTATTATATAATTTCTATTTCTTTTATTGTTTCATCAAGATACTTGAATATCTGCTTAATATCCCCAAAGTCGTAGTTCGCATCGTACAATGAATCTATTGCTTCTTTTGTGTCTTTGACATTCATTATAGCCACATTTTTAGCTAATAAGCTAATAAGTATTTCATCGCCCTTGTCTGTGTCTGAATTGAATAGCAAAATGTATGCTCTTGAAAATAGTTCATTTGCGTATTCCTTTGGTGTTTTTTCGACTATATTATTCATCATTGTTGCTCTTTTGCTTTTTGCCAGATTTTATTCACGTTTTTTGTTATTCTATCCTTGATAACAACCTCTTCCGAGTGGTATATAAAATACCTAACCGCAATTGTATCATCATCGTATTTAATGATACTTGTTTCGCAAATAGAATTGTTTACGCTTATAGTAATATCATCTACCTCTATCGGCTTTGTTATTACCAAAGATTTCTTTACGTTGTTACTGCTCATTGCTCAATCTTTTCTCTATTGTCGTATTTGTTGGAATTGCTATCAAGCGACTTTAAACACACTTCCTCTAATTCATCCATAGTTCTTTGTGACAAAGGCAAATCGGGTTTTGTTTCAACAAGCATCCACCCACCAGAATAGCCAACTGATTCATCTGGTCTTTGATATTCAAACTCAAGTTCGATTGTCATTTTTATACTCTTGGTGCGATGTCTATTTGCCATTGTTCATTAATTTATCAAATTCATTAATACTTTTTTCGCCACAACTTCTTACAGATAGTAGCTTTCTTGTGTTCAATTCGCTAATATATACATACCCTTTGTCTATTGCATTGGATAGCACGTTTATTAGCCTTTTTGACATCTTCCTTTGGTTTTCATTAATAAACTCTTTGATTGTTTTTTCGCTTGTTACAGATTCTACTTGTGTTCGTGTTTGCTTTAAGTAGCAATGGCACACATCTAACGCAGCAATGTACTCTTCGTGTGTTATTTGTTTCATTTGTGTATATTTTATTTGTTACAAATATATGTTATTTAATAACGTGAAAATGTTAAAGTTTGTTAATTAATAACCCTTATTTTTTCACTTGATTGTTTGATTTCAAAAAACTTATCCAAGTTGTCCAATTCGTAGCACTCAACAAGTAAGGAGTATTCAAAATAATCGCACCAGTAATCATTGTCATAACTCCATTTCAACAAGTCAAGTGCGGTGCGATATTTTTTTCTACCCCTCTCCATATATTCATCGCTCAATACATATAAACTTGCTTGATGTGGTTGACTTTTTTCTATGGCGCAAAAAACATAATTTTCTCTATTCAAAAAATCGCAGTAAAAAGCCGCACTAATATCATATTGATAAGAATTGATGTTGTCGTATTTAAACCTATTGTAGCTTGAATCAAGGCAAGATTTTATGTCAACAATTGTGCTTTTGTTTTTGCATAAAATATCTGGTCTTACTTTTATTTTCAAACCTGTTTTTTCATCAATAGTGTAGCAACTCAACTCTCTATAAGAATCCTTTATTAGTTCAACAAGAGTGTCATTCTTTGCGCTCTGCTCACCACCTCTAACAACTATTTCCATTTCCTCTTCTGTGAGTATCGTTTTGCCCTGTGCTAAAACTATGAATTGTTCCCACTTTTCTTTACCGTCTTTTGTTCTTCTATCTACTTTTGGCACTACCATATAGTTTTGCCTAAATTGATGAGGTTCTAAAATCATTTCGTGCATAGCAGAGCCAATGGCAAAGTGCTTGGCTTCATCTTTCGACTGCTTTAAATACTTTGAATGATGGTAAAATTTAGGACTTTTGATAAAGTTTTTAATATCACTTGCGCTTATGTGGTCTTTCTTGCCCAAGTATTCCTCAAACGTATCTTTTTCGTAATTGACTTTTTGCATAGATTATCTTTTTTACAAATGTAATAATAGTTACATATTCATAATACTTTGATTTGATTGTTTTATTAACTTTTTTTCAACAATTTCAGCTATTTTTGTTGAATAAACTAAAGGCTTCCTAAATATCCTTTTTCTCTTTTGTTTATTGCTGCTCTCTTTCATCGTTCTCTACAAAAAATATTTGTTCAACTGGTGTATTAAGTTCTTTTGATATTTTGAGCGCAATAGGAAGGCTTGTTGATGGACTTTTTTGCGAAACTATTTTGCTTATGTGCGCTTTGTTCGTTCCAACTCTATCTGCAAGTTCTTGTTGGCTCATACCAATACTATCAAGAATTTCTTTAACTCTGTTGTGCTTTAAACTAATTTTTTTCTTTTTCATTTGTTTTGTTTTTTAAAATGGGTGGTCGCCATAAGTGAAACCACTTTCTGTGTTATGAAATCTATTTGTTGTTGTTGGTGTTGGTGTGTACGTTGGTTGTTGATAGTTTATAACCTTTGTGCAAGATTTAATAAATGTCAATGGCACTTCGCCAAGTTCACCGTTTCTATGCTTTGCCCAAATTAGCATAAATAAACCATCTGTATTTAATTGCTCACTACCTATATCGTAAGTTTCTATTTCGTAATATTCTGGGCGATAACAAAACACAACCATATCTGCATCTTGCTCAATTTGACCACTCTCACGAAGGTCTGAAAGCAATGGCTTTTTATCCGCTCTTGATTCAACTACCCTTGACAATTGGCTCAATGCTATTACAGGCACGTTTAATTCTTTTGCCAATGATTTCAAACCTCTACTTATCTCGGCTATTTCTTGCTCTCTATTGCCAACTCTATACCCAGACCTCATAAGTTGTAAGTAGTCAATAACTATCAACTCTATCTTGTTTTCAAGGTGCATTTTTCTTGCCTTTGATTTCAACTCAAGCAATGAAATGTTTGGTGTATCATCAATGTATATAGGGCATTTGTATAAAGGCGCACACTTGTTATCTAAATCAACTATTTCTTCCTCTTTCAATTGCTTCTTTATAATTCTTGATACATCAATTTCACTCAACAAAGATTCAAGCCTACCAACCAGTTGCTCTTTCGACATTTCAAGCGAAAAAACCAATACTGCTTTGTCATCATTGACCGCTGGGGATAAAGCCAAATTCATTGCCAAAGCTGTTTTGCCCATTGCTGGTCGCCCTGCAATAATTATCAAGTCTGACTTTTGCCAACCATTTGTAAGATTGTCTATTCTTTCCAAATTCGTTTTAACTCCACTACTAATTCCAAGTTTTAGATAGTTCAAACTCTCTCTTATGTTGCGAATGTGAATATCTCTAACAATCTCTGCATTTTGCTTTGTAACGCTTTTAATACAATGCTCAAGTTCTTGTTGCATTGAAGAAATTAAATCAAACGCATCAATGTTTTTGTCAAATATTCTTTGAACGTACTTTGAAGAAAATTCCAAAAGGTATCGCTTTATTGATAACTCTTTTAGTTGAATTAAATAGCTTTCAAAATTTTCTGTTGAAACCACCCTTGTTGTCAAGGACACAACATAATGTACTGCATTTTCAATTTTGTTTATTCCACCTGTTTCTTTCAAGTTGTTTGAAACGGTTATAACATCAATTGACTTATTCTTCGCATACAAATCAAGTATTGACTTGCATATAATTTTGTTTTCGTAGTAGAAAAACAAATCCTCGTTTATTTCCGATATGTGCTTGTTCA